ACAGCTAGAAGCGGCTAATGCGGAGCAACAGTAATGGATTTTGTTCTTAATATAATATCTGTGGTAACGGGTATTGTATGTGCAGCATCGATTATATGCAGTCTTACTCCTACGCCTAAAGATGATGCGTTGATTGGACGGCTATATAAGATCGTTGAGATTGCAGCGTTAAATATTGGTAAGGCAAAAGAACCTGGTGTTAAATTAAAAAAATTAAGCACTGGCGTTAAATTTGTTAAAAGGTCGGACTAATGGACGAAGCGCAAGAAGCTTTGAGTGAGATAAAAGCACATCAAAGAGAGTGCGCTGTAAGATATGAGAATATAGAAAAGCGTCTTAATGAAGGATCTGAAAAGTTCAAGAAGCTTGAGATGATGATTTGGGGCGTATATCCATTCATGGTGGCTACTATAGTGGCTGCAAAGTACCTATGAATGAAGGGAACGATACTAGCTTTTATGCTGATTACGGTCATCGAGGGGAATGTAACGCAAGGTTCTGAGCAAATGTTGTTTCGAGACATTCATCGTTGCCAACAGTTTGCGTACTGGATCGAACATAATTGCAGAGATGTTCGTTGCAGAGGCGGTGTTAAACAACATAATATTACGGCATACTGCAAACCAGTGATGGCCGGGGCTAACCAAAAGTTTTGGGATTGACGATGAGCATATATAGCGGTTTATTTTATATCCATGAGGAAAAACGGTTTGCTCGATGGGACGAGTACATTAAGTTTTATCGACAGCAACGGTTAAAAGAAAATGCCTAAAAAGTTACAAGAAAACTCAGTTTGGGCTAAATACGATATTGACCAAGATGGCACGGTCAGTGACGAGGAACTAGAACGTGCTACACAAATGTTAGAATTAGATCTCCGAGAAGAAAAGCAAGATAGCCAGCGCAGGATTGCGTGGGTTGCAATGTCTTCAATGGTTTTGTATTCACTACTGCCTTTGTTGCCTTTTGTACCAGAAGAACGTCTTTC